CAATATTGCGAGTGTCCTCTCGGGCTCCAAGTCGAACAGGGAGTCTTCAACTTTTTCTTCCCTTTCCAATCCACCGAAAGCCCGCGCGTAGATGGTAGGACTCACCATGGATGATTCGGGGAGAGTGCTGGTTGGGCACTTCCGTTCGATTTTTCTGTGAGGTCGACGAGCCTGTCGTGATGCACGACATTTGGCTCCGACCCAATTGCCATCCTTGAGGTCCCAGAGGATAGGCCGTCCCTTACGCCTGAGGACAGGCTGTCTCCTGGTCTCCAGTGATGCCTGGTCTATCACCGGCCTCACCTTTTCAAGGTGCCTCCTGAGTTTCCTCCGTTGCCTCCTGGTCTCTGTCATGGGAGCGAGGATGCCCGGTCTCTCAGGACCGCAGGGCTCTTGTGGGCACGGGTGTCTCTCATCCTTTTCCTCCTCGTCAGATGGCTTAGTGGTAGTACTAACTTGGTACTTCCGTTCTTTTCTCTTAGATTCTACCTTTTCAGGGAGCCTCCTGTTCTTCCTCCTAACCCTGCGCGGGACAGTCGGGATTTTCATATCCCCATTCGCATCGACATATTTGTCAGCGCGAAAGGGCGGAGGCTCGAAGGGAATCTTCAATTCTTCGATCGTTTTGGCGTATTTTTCAGCCATTTGCCCATGTGGATCAATATTAGCTCCATTAACAGTAACAGGTGCTGGAGGATTGATGGGCTCTATTTCGTCTGGGTAGCACTTAGGGAAGTCGAGAATTTCATCTAAAGACTTGCATTCTGCCAGGAAGGTAGTAGCGCGGTTGAAGTCAAAACCAGGCAATGAGTCTCTCATTTCAACGTCCATCCAGCCCCCAGGATTGTCCTGAGGGTAGTTATTGTCGTATTGGCTCCACCAGCTCGAGTCGATCGTCCGTACTGCCGAATCTTTCGTTTTCTGGTCTGCCAGCCTGGCGACCGTTGCACAGAATTGCTCGACAAACGGTGTTTTGCCGTCAGTCGCGGCAAAAGATCTGGCTTTTTCGACCAGCTTCCTTCTCCGTACTTTTGTCGTGTTTCCGTTAAGGCCAGCTGCAACGTGGAATTTGCTTATAGCCCGTTTTGGATAACACATCGATGCGAGATTACCAAACCATACTTGTGGCGAATAGATACGAGCCAAGAAGTTTACGCCCCTAGTCCCTGATCTGAAAATATCGCACTTGGTGTTGTGTCCCATCATGCTAGCAGCCTTGTTATACCAGGGCTCGGGCATCTCTCGCATGAGTGAGTCGTCACCTCCGAAGTTGTCGAAGTTGGCAGACAGTCTAAACGACTCCCGTGCGCTCATACCATTGTTGTAACGTGCCAGAAAGGCCACGAACCAGTTCACTACAGTGTTGCCGACACTGGTGTCTGGCGAGCCACTCATTTGGGTCAGCCAAGTGGAATACTTGGTCCCAAAGGTGCCTCTCCCTGTTCTCATGATCTGGGACATGAGGTCCCTGTTAAGGTCCTTATGCCATCCAATCGCAAAGAGCCTCCTGAAGAATCCCGTCAGTAGAACCCTGCCGGGCTCGCATTGGTGGCCGTCCATTCTACTGAAATC